TTAAGACTCCCTCAGACGAACTGCAGAAGCTGCCTTTCGTTTTCTGTCTTCTTCCAGCGCTGCATAATGCTTCCTGGTTGTATTTACATCATTATGACCTAATACTTCAGCAACCAAATAAATATCGCCCGTTTCACGGTATAAATTGGTACCATATGTACTTCTAAGTTTATGAGGCGTAATATGCTTTAATGTCGTAACATGTTTCGCACAATCGGAAACTAAATTTTCAATTGACTGTACACAGATACGTCTTTTTTGAATGGATAAAAACAAAGCATGTTCATGACCTTCCTTTGTTGTAATCGTCATTCGCTCTGCATAGTAATCATATAAAGCTTCTGCAACTTCATCACCAAAGTATACAAAATCCTCCTTGCCACCTTTGCGCACGATTTTAATCCGATTATTGTCAAAATCAACGTCCTCAATGTCCAATCCAACACATTCGGATACACGGATTCCTGTGCCGAGCAGAAGAGTGAACAATGCGAGATTTCTTGTTTTATTTCTTTCAAAATAAACTTTTTTCATCCCTGTCATTTCATCGCCACCGTGTTCTACATAATCTAGAAGATTGGCAACTTCATCCGGGTCTAAACGAATAATTTCACGTTTATGCAGCTTAGGCATATCAACAATTAATGTGGGATTATTATGAATATACTCGCGTTTATAATAATAAGCATAAAAACTTCGTAATGCCGCTAATTTACGATGAATCCCTCGTTCTTTGTTGGTATGAATTACACCATCTGCATCTTTGTAGTATTTTAAATATTCTAAATATTCTTCAATGTCAACGGGCTGCAATTGTTCTAAGTCCTCTAAACGAATGTCTTTAATTGAATCTTTTTTAGCAAACACCGGATTGTTTATCTGCAAAAACTGAAAAAACAAACGAATATCATATACATAAGATATTCTGGTTTTAGCAGATGTATTTGGCTCAATGGCACGAAAAAAATCCTTTGTAAAATCCGGCAGTGTCTGTAAGACGCTACGCAGTTTTAATGTATTTTCACGGCTTGTCTGCTCATGATAAGTAATTTTCTTATCCATAGACTTAAACCTCCTAAATCCAATAAGTATATAAGTAATTCCAATAAAATTATAGCAAATAGGTATTTTCCCGTCAAGTCTTTTTGAAAAACTGGAGTTTGTCCAAGAGAGTTGAAAAGTAAAATGACACTTCTTTTTGAAAAGTGTCAAGTGCGATTTTATTATTGTTTCTTTACTTTAGGTTTTTTGTATGTTTCATTCCCATCCTCATCGTACCAAAATATTGATTTTTTACCATTCTTTTTTACAATCTTCCATGCTTCAGGTGAATATTTGTTTTTTATATGAAAATGCCGGAAAACAATCAATAATATGATTATCAGTATTATTGATACAATTATTGTTTCTACTGGATGAGCAATTGCTAAATTTATTAGCCGGTCAAAATCCGTTTTCTTTTTCAAATCTGTATTTTCCCTTTCTCATTTTCATATTTTTCAATTTCTTTTTTTATTAAGTAATTAATTTCTTGCGATACACTCCTGTTATGTTCAGTCGCCAAATATTTGAATTTTTTAACTGTTTCCTCGTCAGTGCGTGCAACTAATTTAGGTAAATTTGAGGGCATAATTATCTCCTTTTCTAAAAAAGTGTTGACAAGGTGTATACACCTATGGTATTTTAAGTGTGTACAAGGTGTATACACTTGGTATCGCAACTTGACATTTATTTATTATAACAAGAAAGAGAGGAATTATCAAATGAAAGTAAACGCTAGAATGAAATATCTTGGTGCTGATAAAGGCACTAGCAAGGATGGTAAACCGTATTTTTATGTTGGACTGCTGCAGGGGTTTGATTCGGAACGTGTCTATGTCAATGAGGAAATGTATAACGCAACTAAAGGTTTTAATCCTTTTGCGGATGTGGATTGTGAGTTAAACATTTCAATTGGACAAAGAACATTTGTCAACTTGGAGAAAATTACTTTATGCAAATAAAAGGGAGTGATTGACTATGCATGAATCTAATGAACATCTTTTTATAGATTCGGTTGGAACTATTGAATTGACACAAGAAGAAAAAGCAACGGTTGATTGGTTATGTGGCTGGTCTCCTGACACGATAAAAAACCTTGTATCAATAATTGAAAAGGTAAAGGCTGGTAAATGATATGAAGAAATTTGGATATTGGCTTTTATATGTGGTTTTAACTAATCGGGTAAAATGTGGCGGCTTTTGCCCTATTTGCCCATATTGGCAACATTGTCAGGAAGAAAGTGAGGAAGAAAGAAATGGATAATTTGGAATATTGGCAACTTGCTATAAATATAATGTTCTCCGCTTTTCTCCTCTTAGGATTCGGGATAGGATGTATTGTCGGTCATTATTGTATTTATCGCATAAGGGGGTAACGTATGAATTATTTAAACCCTGATTTGGTAAAAGATTTATTAGAATATGGTGCGATGGCTATAGTATTTGGATTTATAACCATTGTTCCGATAGAGATTATTGTGTATGGTGTTATGAAAGCAATATCATGGTTTAGGCTGTGAATTTGTTTTACATAAAATAAAAAAAATAGGAGGTAAACAATGACAGAAGGAATGACTACTGCCGTGGATACGGCATTTAAAGCCATTAAGACAGATGTAACAAGCATGATGTCAACTGCCTTGCCGGTTGCTCTTGCAATCGTTGGTATTGGTCTCGCAGTTACTTTGGGCGTGAAATTCTTCAAGAAAATTTCGTCTAAAGCGTAATCAAACTTTGTCTTTGGCAACATCCCCTGGGCTGTCAAGAAAAATCGTGTATTTCTATTTTTCTTGACAGTCTTTTGTTTTATAAAAAATTGATAGGGGTAAAAAGGAATACAAGGTATTTCTTTTTGCCTTGACTATAAAAGAAAGTTAGGAGTGATAAAGTGAAAAAAATAATTAAAATTGTAAAGCGTTTTTGCATACGTTCATGGCGTAGGATTGTGTCGTTGGCGTTTGTTTCTGCTCTTCTGCTCTCCTGCATGTCTGTAGGTTTTACGAGTGTAAAAAAAGTAAAAGCCGTTGCGGTGGCTGATGATTATGCTATGCTTGCAGAGGGTTTAAAAATAATAATCTCGTTTGCGTGTTCTGCAGCGGGGGCGTCGAACTCTGATATTGTAACTACGACTTCTGCAGAGGGAATTACGGATTATAAAGGGGCGAAACAATATGTACATGATTCGTTTTCAGGAAATGCAAATTTTAGTAAAATATTTAGTTTTAATCCAAAGACAATGTTGAAACTTGAGTCGGCTATGGCTAAATCTGCTATTGCTGGCGGTCGCATATTAGGAAAATCTTTATTAACTAAAATTTGGTCACAGTATACGCCTAATCTTCCGGGCGTAGATGGAACATCAGCGAAAAAAATTGAAATAATATCGAATTGTTTGAAAATAGTTGGTGGCACTGATTTTAATAACGATGATGATGATAATGATGATGATGAAGATGATGAAGATAATACATCTGAATATAATTCAGATGGTGAAGTTGTAGATATTTCCACTGGTCAAAAAATGGTTTTAGATCCTAAAGTAGCAGGATTAGCGCCCTCTCTTGCCACTTTTAAAGCGGTTTATACTCTTTGTAAATATCTAAATAAAGACGATAGTGAAAAAAGATTTGAGGATTCTTCTGATACAGCAGACCCATCTAATTATAGTCGTGAATGGTGGGCAAGCTCTACGTTAGGTTCGGCTGATAGTTATATATCACCTTTCTTACATTTGCAATCATTGAATAATAATTTATTTGATTACAAAGAAAGTTTTTATAATAAAAATTGGTATTCGGGTTTTGAAGAATCACGACATGATTTTTATATAGGGTTTACACCTAACTTTTTAAAGCAATACAATAATGATAAATTCTATCCTGTTGTATATTTTGATAATGGTTCGCCGGTATTTAAGATAATTACAACATGCAAATGGTTTAATGGTGATGTGGTTTCAGCTGGTACTTTTGTAGGAGATAATTTGAATTTTATCGGTGGTCATGCTGAAGGTGACGCTACTTTTGATAAAACAACAACAAACTTTTCTATAGATGATATTACTTTTAATAGTAATTATATGACGGCAGTGAATTATTCACATATCAATGATTGTTTAAGGCATATAGAAACGCTTATCCCTGGTATATTTGTTCAATGTCCTTATCTGCTTAACTGCGGAACTTTAGAAAATGCTGAAAAATTAGAGTCAATAATTAAATCGGGCGTGTATTCTGCTGATGATATTGAAAAATGTTTAGTTGATTCATGGAAGGGTGACGTAAAAAAAACGCATAAAGCAATTGAAGATGATGGTGATACATCACAAAAAAACATTGATTCATCTAAAGGTGATAAATATAAAACAAAAGGTACAAAAAAAGATAAAGATGGAAAAAAACAAACAGACCAACAAGGTATTACATGGAAATCATTTACAGATGGTATGTCCTCTTCTACTGGACAATCGGGAATGTATACGGGTGTATCGTCTTTGATTGGAGATGAGGTTAAAACGGATTTTCCTTTGGAATTTCCTGAAGCACCTAAATCATCAGAAATTGAACAGCCTAATCCTGGAACTGAAACAAACCCCGGTAGTAATCCAAACCCTAATCCCGGAATTGAGACGAATCCTGACACAAAGCCGGGTACTGAACCGGGAAAAAATCCTGATGTAAGTGCTGCACCTGATTCAAGTCCTGCACCGGGGACGAATCCGGGTTCTGAAGAAAATCCTGATACTGGCTCAAATCCGGGTACTGGCTCAAATCCTGATACCGGAACAAATCCAGGTACTGGCTCAAATCCTGGTACTGGAACAGCTCCAGGTACTGATTCGGATAAAGATAAAAAGGATGAAAAACTAGAAGATATTAACCCTGATGATACTAAAACACCGCAACTATTAAAGAAATTTCCTTTTTGTGTCCCTTGGGATATTGTGGATTTGGTTTCGTCTGTATCAGCAGAAAAAAAAGCACCAAAATGGGAACTACCTTTTAAAATGGGAAACAAAATATTTGGTTATAAGGTCGATGAAAAAGTTATTATTGATATGTCAAAATATGAAACGCTGGCAGAGATATGTCGTTGGTTCTTTCGCATTATGTTTATATTAGGGCTTGTATTAGTGACTCGTTACATTATCAAGGGATAGGGGGGATATTATGTGGATTACAATTTTTAATACATTGAAAAACTTTTTAATAAATACAATTAATGTTTTTCTTGCCATATTGCCTGATTGTCCGTTTGAAAAATATATTTCTGCTACGGTTGATAATGAAACTTTGCAATATGTCAATTGGTTTATACCTATTGATGACTTTATTGTCATTGGTCAGGCGTGGCTTGTTGCTATTGGTATCTTTTACTTGTATCAAATTATATTACGCTGGCTTAAGGTTATAGGCAGTTAGGAGGATGAAAAAAATGATACATTTATACAGTGGTACACCGGGTAGCGGAAAGACCTTTCACGCTACTGAAAAAATATTTTATAGATTACGAATGAAAAAAAATGTAATATGCAACTATCCTATTTCGTTAGAGAATTGCAGTTATTCGGCATTAGGTTTTTGGTTGAAAAAAATCTTTCCAAAATACAAGCCACATAGAAAAAAATTAGGTAAATTTGATTATGTGCCTAATAATGAAATGACTGTTAAATATTTGAAAGACTACGCAAGGAAAAACCATAAGGGGCATAGAGAGCATGAAACGCTTGTTGTAATTGATGAATGTGGTATTAAATTTAACCCTAGAACATTCGCACAAGCTGACCGTATGGAATGGATTGAGTTCTTTTCACTGCATAGGCATTATGGTTATGATTTTATTTTAGTGTCACAATCTGACAGAATGGTTGATAGACAAATACGCTCATTTTTTGAATACAATCATCAGCACAGAAATGTAGGTAATTTTAAATTGTTCGGAAAGTTGCTTGCTTTGTTGTGTGGTGGGGCATTATTTACTGATGTTGTCATTTTTTATTCAATCCGAGAAAAAGTTAGTAGTAATTTTTTCCGCTATAGTAAACGAATAGCATCTTTATATGATACTTTTTTGTTATATGACACCCCGGAAGACGTGGACGAACACACGGAACAGAATGAGGGCGTTTCGTGTCGGAATGGGGATTCCGCAGCGGAGCAAGGTGGGGACCCATCCGCCACGGATACGCCCGTCAAGCCTGCATCGGATGTTGCCCCGTAGTCTAATAGGGGGCAACATATGTACATTTGTACAATATTTAATAAATAATTTATAATTTAGGGGATGTGAATATGGTAAATTATTTTAATTCAATTTATATCGAACCGTCAATATATTCGATTGATATGATTCGATTAAAGTTAGATTTTTCGGGTTCAGAACGTATTATGAATTTTGGAAATTTTATGAGCCGGGTGGATTTATTGTATATCGAACAATATCCGCAATCTTTCAAGGCTTTTTCGTATCGTAATCTTTTTAAGGTAACATGTTCAAATGATAGTTCTTTTGTGATTGGGTTGTCGTTTAATGGTACGGATTCTTCAAGCCGTTATCTTGGTTTTATGGAATTCAATCCGAATAAAGTGGGTCAACAAGAGGAATTCAAGGCGGTATTTGCTGAGTTGATGATACATTGCTTTACTGCTGAGGTTGTGCGATGGGATTTAGCCGTTGATGTGCCACTAGCAAGGGATTTGTGTATTTTAACAAAGGATAAGCGTAAGTATACCCTTGTTCAAAACTCAAGGCAAGATAAAACAGAATATCTTGGATGTCATAATAAACAAGGTTTTGTCAAATTGTATAATAAAAAAATTGAATCAAATTTAGATGATGAACTAACACGATTAGAAATTACTGTTTCGGGGAAATGTACATATTCGGAATTTTTGGAATTATGCCCTAAAATTGATGTTAGGGGTGAACAACAAAATTTCAATCCATATCTAGATTTGCCGGATACAGATGTAGTCTTGTATGAATTGCTTATGAAGTGCGATTTGTCAGAGCGTCAAGAGTATTTTAACCGATTAGGCAGACGAAAAAAAGATTTACTGAAAAAATATGTTTTTTCAAATACATATGATTCGGATAAATTTGTAGTTCCTCATGTGGTTTTTGTTCAATTAAAGCAGCAATTGCGACAGTATACTATTGGTGTAGATTGGTCTGTTCTAGATAATATTTAG